TTCTACATCAACGGTAGAGTTCTTTCTTAGGAGTTCGGTGTATTTCTGGAACATTTCACCACGTTCTTTCGAGCCTTCTGGAAGTGACTGTGCAACTCGCAGTACTTGCTTAGCTGCATCTTCTGTGCTCATAAGTTCAATATCTTCTCCGTCTGACAAGACAACCCTTGAGCTTAATTTCCCTATACGATCATTCAGCATTTCTTTGAAACGCCCAGACTTGGTTATACCGTCTCGTATGCTTTGGTTTTGCTGGAAGTTCAATACGCCGTTTTCTTGATACACTATTTCATAGGCTTCGTTTGTTGTGTACCCGATACTTAGCAAGTCGGCCATAACCAAAGCCTGTGCATCTACACCATATTTCTTCGCTTCTTTTTCTACTCTTTTTGAAAATTCCATATTCTAAATATTTTATTTGTCCTTATTTGAATAAATTGGCATCACCCAACATTTACAATTTGGATGGTATAATGGCAACTCTTCCAAATCGCCTTTTGCATGAAACCCAACCTGTGAATCGCAGATTTTGCAGTCGTATGAGCTTCCACGAGACACAAAGAAACCGACTATTTCAGCATTCTCCTGATAATCAATAGACAAGTTTCGCATCCACGCCATATCCATTGTAGTGCGTGCCATGCGAAGAATGTTGTTTGCATTGGAGTTGCTACTACCCACATAAGATAACCCAGTATTATCAATATGCTTACCATGTGACCGTATGTACATGGCTTGCATAGACGCTATGTTTTTAGCCGACATAGCTTGTTTTACCTCGGGAGTGGTATATATTGCATGCTGAGAAGATTTGACCTTAGAAACGATTGCTGCGGTTGTCAGTTTGCTTCCGTTTTCTTTTGTGAGTTTCATTGAGGCTATCATCGCTTCTAAATCGTATAAGTATCGATATAAATAACCGTCAAGTGTATTTTGAAGATTATTGTTTCCACGACCAAGAGAGGCTATGTAGAGAGCCAATAGTCTTTTCCTCGCTTGATTGTCTGTTACCATTGTTGAGAACTGCTCAATAAGGCTCATTATCTGCTCGTCTATCCTATCCATAACCTCCTCTACTTCCGCAAACATCTGTTTGTTTGCTGTCATTGTGAAGTCTTGGGCAGGGGTATTGTATTTAAGGCATATTTCGGCAATCTCGCCTGCCGCCCCAACAAGAATGGCGTCTACCCTGCTTTCGAGTATCGAGGCGTGGTCGTTTCTTCTTACTATAAACTTCTTGGCGTTATTTATATCCTCTTGTGTGGGCATGCGATACTTTGAGGTATCTAAATTTATGGAGATTGTTTTTTTCATTTGTTATCAATGCTTAAAGCCTTTGGTTGAAATTTCTCTATCCATCTGTCACGAAGATATTTAATCAGCTCTTTGTAAGTGTTGATAAATCCCTCATTTATAAGGTCTGCAAGTTTGTGTTCCAAGTAGAAAAGTTCTTTCATCTTGCTTTCTTCTCCCACCTTATTACGTATCATCTTTTCGTTACAATTGAAAACAACAAAGTTTATGGCATTGGCAACTTTTGGCATAAGGTGTCGCATACAATTCTTCCCTACCAGTTTTTGTGTGGCAGCGGACAAGTCGTTATAGGCATCGCCAGCTTCATTTCTGTATTCAATCATTTGATCGTAAGCAAATTTGATAACATCATACTTAAAAAATGGGCTTATCCACATAGCAAAATCTATAAAGAGTATAGGATGTAAGAAGTAATCTTTCCTTGACCTTCCTATATTTGATTTACGATAATTTGTTACCTTAACTATCTGATTATCAATTTTTCCGACATCCGTCGAAAAACTAAGCCCCTCTTTTTGAGCAATAGTATTTATTAATTCTTTTGTCGGATTCTGTGCCAAGTATTTAGAAATATCCCTTTTAGGATTTCCTTCAATACTATTCCATTGCGACACTAATCTTGAGGCATTGAAGTAGCCATCAATAGTTCTTTGTGGTAGCTCAAAATTTCCAACGCGCCTAATCATCACTTGATTTGTTTTCATTATCCTATCTCTATATTAATGTATAAACAATAATCCCAATGCAAGTGTGAGAGTCCGAGCATTGGGATATTGTGCTATGAAAGCTATTTAAATACCTGTTAGGTAAGTCTTTTATAATTTTTACATTCTCTCACAAATGCACGTTGCAAAGATATAAACATCTAACAAATATCTAAAATAAAAATCCAAAAATCTATTATTGGTTAGATAAAATATTTTCATCAGTGTTCCTGATTGTAGCTACCCCATTTGGAGAAAGGCTTTCCGGTCTTAGGATCTATTTTATTCCGATTCTTGTCCCATATAAACTCACCTTTCCCTGAACTTATTCCTGTAGCAGCCGTGTCACCCTTTGCGCTTACACCCTCCTTTGGGGCACCGTCGTTACCATTCTCGTTAACCTCGTTCAGTTCCTGTGTTTGCTTAACAGTATTCTCTGTTTGAACTTCTAACTTCTGCTCCTCGAGAAGTAGGTCCATTTCCTGCTCGTGTTTTTTCTCCGCAAGTATTCTATCCCATTCTTGCGGTGTTGCATAAACGGATTTTTCGCTTGCTGTTTGCTTTGACAAGAAACCGTTCTGTACTTGAATTGCAAGGTTGTTTGTCAACTCGGTTTCGTTGAGGTGGACATAGGGCTTGATGTAATGCGAGATAGGCGTGTTCTTGAAGTCGAGTTGATTCTTCGTTTCAACTCCATATCCAAACGAGAAGATTCTAACCATTTCATCTACAACGGCATCATACTCATTGGCGTCAGACATTGCTTTCTCGTATGCAGGAGAGTACAGAAGTTTGATGGCCACTCCGGGTAGGTCTCCAGACTTTAACTCTGGGGGAATTACCGTAAACGACTGTGTGTATATCTGTTTCTCTAACACTTCAAGTTCCGTCTTGTATGCGGTACTTGCGTCCTGTTTGTTAAGAAACCCCATATCGCCATCGGACGGTAAGAAGAATATCTTTGAAGCATGGCTCATATCCTGCTTTGACACCTCTTCTGAACCCTCACCTTTTACATACATAATTGGCAACCCGAAATCGTGATTGCTCTGTGCCATGCGGGAGAAAGCCATTTCGTAGTTATCGATTGTCTCTTGCGAGAAAGTCCAGCATGCTCCCATGTCGTCACGGTGGTATGCGACAGGAATAAACTCAAACCCATGCACTTCCTTTTCATCAAGCGCATAGCCATTCACATTAAAAAGATTAAGCACAGTCTGCTTGAATTTCCCGATTGCGGTAGAGGCGTCCCCTGCGGCCTTGAACCGATAGTAGTATTTGTTATCCCAAACATCTACATAGCGGTTGATAATTCGTCCGTCCTCATCATAGTTGCAGTAAGTACGAGCAAAAGCGTTCAGCTTTCCTGTCCGTAAGTCATAGTGTGGAAAGAGCTTATCGCCATTTGAAAAAGATAAGACTTTCCATCCAAACTTTCCTTTGTCAAGATAGCCTACCATCGCACCATCACCTGTGGATTTTACCGACTTGGCCAGCTTGTACCATGCGGTCTCCATATTGCGTTCTTGCCATCCCCTTTTGAAAGCATTATAAGTGTCTCGTGATTTTTCATCGTCTTTTTTGTCAGCGAGTTCAAACTGAATATCGTTGCCTGTAAGATGAGTGAGTTGTTTGTGCAGTATGACATATTGGAAGCTGAACGCATAACGTGGAACCTCTTCCAAGTACCAAAGTCCAGTTCCGCCTTCCCGCGTATCTTGTCTCCAAATGTCGTGATAATACTCACGGTCATTAATAAGGTGTCCGTAAGGATCGAGTTCTCTGGCAAAGTCCTCTTGTGTAACCACCTTACGATAAAGATAATCGCTCGTTGGAGTTTCTTCTGTAGGATCGCCAAATCTTACCCCGTGGTCATAGTGCCCATTTGGCATTACCCTTGTAAATGGTTTCTTTGTCAGTAAGTCTCTTACCTTTGGTAAAGAAGTTTCCTCTGTTCTCGTTGCAAATTGTGTCAAATCCATATCTTGTTATTCTTTTATGTTCGTATGCTAAAAATTTCTCACCCAAGACGGTATTTTTACAGCTTGTTTATTTATCTCAAAATACATCCTCATAATCAACGCTTCAAAGAAGTCTGGGGAATGTTTTACAAGGCGTTTCATTTGCTCTTTTTTTATCAAGCACCAGCCTTTATCTAATTTGCTTATGTCTTGCCTGATACACTTCCGTTCAACCTGTAAAACATCTTTAAGCAGTTTGCCGTCATACCCTTTTCCCGAGAACTTCCGTTCCAGCAATGTCGGCTCAAAGCTGATTTCTGCCTGTTGGAGTTTCATTGCGAACATGTAGGCGCACTGGCTCTTTACATTGTCGTAGACGTTTTTGTATTTTGCCTGTACTGCCTCAATGTTATTGAATGGTACGGCATGCTTGAAATACCCTTTGAATGTTTGTCCAAGTCCATTGAGGTCATAACAAAAATTCTTTTCTGTTACGCCCCATTCGGTCAGCTTCGCTTGTATGGCTTGACAGGTAGACATAGAATCGAGTTTGCAGACAAATATGTCAGCAAGATGCCATCCTATCCAATGCCACAAGACGCAGTTATCTCCTCCCGTGAAAGCGACGTCACATGTAGCTCTATGAATATGGTCGCCAAGCATCTGGTCATTGCGAAAACACCTTTCCATGTGAGACATCTTTACCATGTCGTCTCCCATTTCCATGAAGTTCCAGTTACCATCAAGCTCACGAGCCTTTACTTCTTCTGTTTGGTTGTGAAGTCCAGCTAAATAACCGGGATCAGACTTAAGCAACTTTTTGTTGTATTTAAGGTCAGCTTTTATGAAAGTCATAGACTTCACGAAAAAAGACTTTTTGTCATAGCCTAATTCTTCATACGACGGATCCCAACGACTATCAATTTCTTCCTTGCATTGCTCATAAACCTCTTCGGGTGTATTACCCCATACGGTATCATCAACAGAATCTCCTTTCATATAACAATAGCGAATAACTCCATTGCGTTCAGGGATAGGCAAACCGTCTTTCCCTATAAACCAGTCAATAAACACTCTAAGCCAAGACAACGGATCGGGGTTGCATGTCCCAAGTATTCGAGATTTGATACCAGATCCATTACGATTACTGGTAAGTAAGAACTTGAACATTTGAAATGACATCTGTGGCAACTCGTCAATACCGATATACGCAAACTGCTGTCCTCGATATTTGTCATCGAAGTCATCATATGGCATATCGTAAATTCCAAAATTAAGATCTCCCCCAGAATAAAAGTACCAAGCCATATCGTCTTTCGACTTGTTGTATCTGCCAAAGCGAGAGTAAAGCCTCCGACTGTCGCGAATAATATTGTTAAAGTCATCTTTATTCTTACGAAGGATAATCCCATTAAAATTGGGATTGTGTATATCATACATAGGCTCCATTAGCAGGGTGAACGTGTTGTGATTCACGGTGTATGCGTCTGAAAGATATAAATGGTCTTTTCCTGTAACTGTTATACATCTGCATGGTTGCTTACCTTTCATTTTCTGCACCCACATTATCTGCTTCGTAAGCATATTCGGACTATTCGGGCTTTTGGGCTTTTCTCCGTTTACATGTGCGCGTAATTTATAATTTGCTCTACGGTACATATCTGCATCATTTGGGCTGATAAAGACAATGCCCCACCATCCAATATATTTAGGCTCATCTACAACCTCGTAAATTTTTGCCCAGATACCCAATGACCGTGCAAGCATTGCAACGTCTTCAATCAATGCTTTATTAGGCAAAACGAGGTGTGGATGTTTTCTCTTGGAAAATCCATTTTGGAAGAATACACCACGCAGGTATTCCCATCGTGCGGAGATACTTGCCGTGAGATATTCTTTTGGTATTCGCGCAAGTTGCCTCCCCCTTTTTTTTGTTATCTGTCTTCTTGCTTCGTCGGACAGGCCCTTTAGCACGTATTTCCCATTCCTTTTCAATACGCGATACCCTGCACCAGAAACTTTTCTTGCTATTCCCATGTCTTTTCCGAGATCAACGCCAGTCTTTGGAAACTCTGTATAACCACTACCGCTCATATACCCAAGGAGAAACGGATGGATAGGCAAGTCAACTTCCGTTCTGTTTTCATTCATTTCCACTTCTCCCGGTAATGGAATCTCAAAATAGTCAGTCTTACCATAACGAAGAGAGTTTGGAAACTTAGAATCCATTTTGTATCGGCTTAAAATGTCTCTTGCCGTATATTCTTGGAACTCTCCAAATTCACCAGATCTTGCCCAAAAACGGTGGTTATCCATGCATTGCATCTGGGTTCCATCATTGAAGTGAAGTGTGTATATCGTTTGTTCCCCTTGCTCAAAAATTTGACTTACTTTCTGAATGCCATCATATGGGGTGCAAACGTAATCTCCGACTTCCAAGTCTCCCATTTTAACAAAGCCATTTGGCGTTGCAATAGGCGTAGAATAAGGATTTGCTTTCCCTCCGCCACGGTTGCCGCCCGTAATAAGAATGTCTACGCTGCTATGCAAATCGTCTTCTTGCGGACCTTCTTGCGCAATGAAAATTTTAGAATTTTTCTTTTTACTTTCTTGCTTCCTTACATCCTGTATAAAACTATTAGAATATACAGCCTTTCCTGAATTTGAACTGAATAGACTAAGATTATTATTCATGATTAATATTTTACATTATTTGTTGCAAAAATAAATGATAAAATGCACTATATAAATGATTTTATCAAATTTCTTTAAGAATTTTGTGGTAAATTATTTTTACAATTAAAAATCTTATTATATTTGCGAAAAATATTTACAAAAAAAAGAATAATACAATGGAGAAAGAAGCTCTTATTCGAGAATTAAAGGACAGAATTGGAGAACCCGATTTTGCAGTATTGTCAGAAAGAACGGTGGATGCGCTTGTTAGCCCGCTTATCCCCTCTTTTGCGGATGATGAGAAGATAACGGACGAGTCGTGGACTTTGCCTGTTGCAATGTTGAAAAACTACATCGGCCAATATCGCCACGATTTGGCAGAAGGGACCGAAGCAGAAAAGGTACGCTTGGCAAAGGAGAACGAGGCAACCATTAAGAATCTCTCAAATAAGAAATTTGAGGAGATCAAGGCAGAATGGGAGCAAAAGCACAAGACTGAACCTACTGGCAACGAAGGTGGTAAAGGAGAAAATGAAAAGTCCGATGTTGAAAAAGCTCTTGAGGCTTACAATATCAAACTTTTCGGTGAAGATGGCAAAGGAGGACTTATTGGTGGCAAACTCAATGAGACCTCTGATTTTATCGCAAATTCCAAGAAAGCCGCCGAGGCTGAAAAAATCAGCAACATCAAAAAACGACTAAAGGATTACCTTGTGGAAGAACGCAAGGCATCCCGTGACGCCGTGGTCAACTTAGCTATCAAGGACTTGGAGGTTGCCTCCGACTCTGATATAGACGAGTTGAAAATCAAGGTAGAAAAAATCTACGAAGAGCGTTACAAAGACTTCTATGGAGATAGTGGGAAGCCGTTCGGAGGGGACTCCGCAGGCGGAACAGGTAACGACGGTGGTAGCGACGAAGTTACTGAATATCTCAAGAAGCGGAGTGAGGCTGCTACCAAACAGGCCGAGCTTACAGAAAAGACTAAAAGTCTGCTACGGTAAGCGGCTAAGTAAAACAAAAAACAAAAAAAAGACATGATTAGTGGAACTTTTAGCCAAAACGTAAAGTTTAATGGCAAGATAGGAGGCTCGCGAAGAGTGTTTGAGGGGAAGCCTGAACTCTTGACTGGCGGCTTCGCTTTTGATTTGAAAGATCTTCCGAAAGCAGGGAGTGTGCTTCCCGCAGGAACCCCTGTTTGTGTGGATGAGTTGAAACGTACCATTAAGCCTTTGCAAACTTTCGCTGTAAAGGAAGTGAGTGGAACAACGATTAAGATTGTCAAGGCTGTGGGGGGCGTTTCTACAGGCACTCGCATCAAGTCTGGAGACACCCTTGTAATTCTTGGTACCGATCTCACAGCGGCGGGCACACCTATTAAGGTAACTGCAGTTGACGAGACGAATGAGGAGTATGATACTCTGACTGTCAATGCGGCTACTGGTGTTTCTAAAGATACGCCACTTGCAATGGCACAACCTGACGGCAAACCTTGGTGCGTGCCGAATGCGCTACTTGCTTATGACAAGTGTCTTGATGCCAACGCTTATGAAGCATACGGAGAGGCTGCATTCTTTAGCGCACGCCCTGTTTATGAGCGCCGTATGCCGCCTATTAATGACGCAGTGAAGAAAGCCCTTGCCGATGCAGGTTGCTTCTTCCGTTTTTCACAGAGCAGATAAAGGAGGATAACACATGAGAGACTTTAATCAATATTCGATCAATGACTTGCGCCGGTATATTGGCGCGGACAATTTCGGCGTCATTCTGGATAACAGCAACGCCAGATACAATGAAGCAATTTGGAGACGCTACGCCACTTGGGGAACGCCTTCTGACGACAAGGAGTGGATTCAGGGACAGAAAGAAACACCTATCATGGTGCGCGCTTCTATTCTCGATACCCATTCCAACAAGCCGCAGCGCAACACCGGAGGCTGGG